TTACATCCACAACACCCCTTGATTATTTCTACTTGGATGTGGTGGTGCTGGTTTTGTTTCCCCCGGTGACACAATTATTCTGTCAACCGTTTCGTGCGTGGCGAAAGTACAACTGCAATTTATATTCTGACACTGGTGATAACGTTCCTTCGTCTTCTCACTCAGGTAACGGCTAGACCGAGCATGTGCAGCGGTCTTACAAAGCGGGCAATGCATCATACTCGTATCCCCTCCTCTCTCTGCTTATGCAAGTATAATAACACTAGAAACGCTCAAAAATTAGCTTTAAGTGAATAAAATAATCACAAAACCACTTATTGTGAACTCACTCCGCCTCATAAGTGACATCCGACAACAACACTTCGAGAGACAATTGGGTGGTGTAGCCGCTGTTGCTCAGGCTGTGCGATACCTTGCTGATTATCCAGTTCTGTTGGTCTATCACGGATTTAAAACCGTTGACGGCGACAGGTGTTTCAGGAAATAAATCAGCGCGCCCCATGGCAAGGGTGATAGAGAACTCAGCAACACCGCGCTGTAACTTCTCCCATTTAGACTGGGCGGCGCGCATGGCGGCTTTTTGCGTAGCGTAAACCGTCGTGATAACAAAGACATTATCCTCAGCCCCCACCAGATAATCCCCTTGTTTTTCCTCTACCGGTTTTTTCTCTTTAGCCGCTTTAGTACGGGTCGGCTTGGCTTTCGGGTGTTCCAGTGCGCGGAGCTGTTTAAACTTCGGCTTGCGCTTTAACTTAACCTTTTTCGGTTTGGCCGGTTTGGGGTCTTTGGTATGCAACCAACTGGCACTTACACCGGTATACGCGCCCCGGTCAGCAATACTAAAGCTGTGCTGGTCGCCATCTTGTCGGGTGATCGTCATTTGAGGAATGGGTTTACCATTGGCAGTGACACCGCTGCCCGGCTTGATAAACAACAATCGCCCGGCTTTAACGGCGGCTACTGCACCGTTAAGCGAGGCTAACCGGGTGATAAACTTGGCGTCAGTTTCTTGGGTCTGGTCGATATGAGAGATAGCGATATCCGCCAGCCCCTCGGCCAGCATCGCTTTCAGATTGTTGCGCTCCGCCACTTGCGCCACGACTTTACCCAGCGTTGTCTCATGATAAGAGACTTCTCGCCGCGCATTGAGCGAACCCCGAAAATCGGCACTGCGAGCACGAATAGTCAGCGTATCGGGTGCGCCATGGTGCTCGACCTCATCCACGGTAAAATCACCCTTACCAATCAGCGCCGACCCTTTCCAGCCCAAGAACACCGACAACACCGCGCCGCGTTCCGGCATGGCGAGTTGTCCGTCAGCGTCATCCAGTTCGACATCAAGCTGGTCAGCTTCAAAGCCCCGGTTATCGGTCAGGCTCAGGGACAACAGCCTGGCACGAATATTCTGCGTGATATCTTTCGCGTTAATCGTCAGCATAAAGTCGGGGGCCATATCCGCCCCGGCCGGTAGAGACATGCCGGTCATCATGAGAATAATCCCCCGATAGCTGCCTGTGCTTTACCGGTCATTGCTGTCGCTTTACCCAGCAACTCGTCAGCCTGTTGTTTCATGTCACCGAACATGGCCGTTAATGACTCGTCAACCCGCAACAGATTGAGGGTGAACTCAATGCGCCGGGCGCTACCATCTTCAAATAATAGCGTGCCGGTCTGGCTCAGACTCTCGATGACAAACATGCCGTAAATCATGCCGCTACCCTCCACCAACGGCCATGCCTTGCCTTGGTCAGCCATCGCCTCAAGGGCCAGCAAGGACAGGCGGCCACCGGTCAGCTCCGGCAGTAATACACCGGACAGCTTAATTTTTTCACTGTCTACGCCAAGAAATTGCGCGGACGGGCGCAAGCCCAGCCGGCTGTTAGTCGGCCAACGGTAATCAATATCGCGCCCCATGCTTTGGTAAGGCGTGGTCTGGCGCATAAAGACAAATAACCCCAGTGATAACATCATGATTAATCATTCTCCATCTGGCCGCGCTGACGGGCGCGCTTATCGCGTTCATTCTTGGCAAGGGCATCGGTCATCATTCGCTCCGCATCCTGTCTGCTCATACCCGGCGGGATAGTCACCTTGATATCATTGGTGGTGACACTGCTATCAACGATAGTGGTGCCGGTATTGGCGGTGACCGGCTGATAACCGCCGTATAACACGCCGCCACTGGGTGAGTACCCCCCCGCGTAAGGGTTATCTTTCGGGACGTTATCGGCCAGCCCGGCAGATTTACTATCAATAATGCCGAGTTTTTCCAGTACCCAGTCAATGCCACTGCGTAGCTGCCCCAGTGCGTCAATGGGAAGTTTGAGCGCATAAGCTAAACCTCGACCGAATGTTTCCCCGGCGGTGGTAGCAATAAGCAACGACTCTCCACTAAATTTGATGGGGGCGACCAATTCAGCAAACAGTGTCTTGAGCTGGTTAAAACCATTAATTAGCGGGGTAAATGCCGCACTGATTGGCCCGGCAACAGCGGTAAAGCCTGTCACTACACCCGCCATAAATGCGCTAATAGGCTCCCAAAACTTACGAATAAGCAGCGCACCAGCGATAATAAGCGCAATCACCGCAGTGACCGGCCATGCCAACGTGGCTAGTGTTGCGGCAATTGTTCCACCCATGATGGAAAAACCGGTACTCAATAAACCAGCCCCGGCCAACAGCAGGTTAAACCCGGCCATGACCGGCCATGCAATCAGCCCCAGCGCCCCCAATCCGGCAACCAGTACCAACGCCGCGCCAGTAACGGTGGTAATGGTGCTGACCAGCTCAGGGTTTTTCTTGGCCCATGCAGCCACATTAATCAGCCAGTCGGTTGCGGTTAGTGTCAGTTTGCGCAGTGCGGAGTCTTGCTTCTCAAACACCTCAATCTCTAAGTCTTCCCATGCCGAACTCAGGTTTTTCAGGTCGCCGTCAAGGTTATCCATTCTGACCGTGGCGATAGATTGCGCGGTGCCACCGGCCTGCATCAGCTTACTTTGTTTCTCCGCCAGCTTGCCGTTACCGGCAGCAGCCACCAGTTTCACCGCACCTTTCATCGCCTCTTCACCGAATATCACTTTCAGATACTCGGCTTGCTGCGCGGTGCCTAACGTGTTCTTTTTAAACGAGCGGTCAATATCTTTGAGGATTTTCGCCACCGGCAACATATTGCCTTTGTCGTCGCGGGTCGTGATTCCCAGCTCTTTCAGTGCGGCCGGTGCTTGCCCGACAGGCGCTTGCAACCGGCTAAACACCGCACTGGTACTGGTGCCCGCCATGCTGCCCTTGATACCGTTATCAGCCAGTACACCGAGTAACGCGGTGGTGTCTTCAATGCTGGCCCCTGCGGCCTCAGCAATCGGGGCCACATATTTCATGGCCTCACCCAGTTCTAACAGGTTGGTGTTTGAGCTGGTAAAGCCTTTCGCCATCACGTCCGACACGCGTTTAATCTGGTCTAACGGCAGGTTAAACGCCGATTGCATGTTGGTGACAATATCTGCCGCCTCAGCAATATCCACCCCGGACGCCAGAGACAGATTAACCGTCGGTTCAGTCGCGGCCAGAATGGCGTTAGCGTCATAGCCCGCACGCGCCAGCGTGTCTTGGGTTCGCGCTACGTCAGTCGGGGAAAAGGCGGTGGAGCCGCCGATATCTCGCGCCTGTTTACGAATGGCGGCCAGCTTGGCGTCATTTTTATCCAGCCCTAAAATCGCCTGAGTGCCCGACATCTGGCTGTCAAACTCCATACCCGGCGCAACCAGTTTCGCCGCACCGTACAGCCCGGCAGTTGCTACGCCAAGACTCGCCGCGCTGGTATTACGCACGGCACTGGTGGCGGCTTTGCCTTGCTGGTAACGATTGCTGATACGGTTGAGTTGCTCCTGTTTCAGGCTCAGGCGTTGCAGTTCTTGGCGCTGGCGACTCAGGGCAACAGTCGCCTCGGCAGCGCTACTGCGTAACCGGCGCTGTTCACTGCTCAGGTTTTTGGTGGCAATGCCGTCAGCGTTGAGCGCATCGCGCTGGCGCTGCACTGACTGGCGTAACCCGTTGTATTTGGTTTGCAGTTCAGCCGCCGCGCGCTTGGCTCCCTCCATCAGTCGGGCTTGTTGAGCGGTGGGTTTCTCGGTGTTTTTAAAGGCGATAGCCAGCGACGCCGCATCTTCTTTGGCTTTTTTCAGCGCCTGCCCGGTGACGGCCAGTTGGGCGCTGGCCTTGCGGAAACCGTCAATTTTCGCCGCCTGCGCATCAAGCGATTTGATGCTGCTTTGCGTGTTGCGAATGTCGCCAGTGAGGGATTTACTGGCGGTTTGAATGGCTTTAAACGGGCGGGTGGCTTGGTCTACTGCTTTGAGCAATACCTGTAGCTGTAAGCTCTTACTCATGATTTACGGCTCCACTGCGTAGTAGGGCTTTATGACGCCAGCGCACCAGCTCGGTGAGGCTCAAGGCCCAAAGCTCTGACGGCGGCCAGTGAAAAATGGCGGCAATATCCGCCATCAGGTCGTCAACTTCCAGTTTCGGGTCGAGCGTTACGCCCCCTGTTTCGGCGACAAAAAACCAATCACCTTGCCCGCCAGCGCCACTAAATCCGGCAATTCTAAGCGGCTGCATTCTGCGGCGGTCAGTGTCGGTGTCGTGATGCGGGGTAACACCACAATCAGCGCATCCACATCAGAATGAGCGACATCTGAAAGCCGCACCCCGCGCAGCGCCCCGGCATTCGGGCGGTAAACTTCGATTTCAGTAATCAGGGTATCGCCACGTTTTAGCGGGGTTTCCAGTACCACCACATTCTCGTTAATCTCGGTGGCGGGTTCAGTTTTAGCAGTTACTTTTTTCATGGTTTTTCCAATTCAGTCAGGGAGGCCAGCGGGTTAACACTGGCCGTCAGAGTTAGCGGCCAATGGCCTTGCGTTGGGCTTCCAGCAGGTCTACGCCGTTAACCATTTCAATCAGGTTAACCACGTCAATCTCCATCACCACCTTGCCGTCAATGGTCAGCTTGTAGTAGGTGCACTGGGTCGATACCTTGGTTTCGGTGTCTTCCCCTTGCTTGGATTCGCCGCCATCAATCTCTTTATGACGGCCACGGATTTCGACTTCTACCGCTGTCACTTCACCGGTATCGTCACGCTGATAAGCGCCCGCAAAGCGCAGCGGAACCCCGTCAACTTTAGGCGTCCCCCATTGCTGCAACACCAGCTCGTCGAGGCCCCCCATCGACCACTCCATGGAAAGAGCGTCATCGTCCAGCCCCAAATCAATCGGCGCAACGCCATTCATCCCGCCGCCCCGGTAGTTCTCCAGCTTGCGAGTCAGTTTCGGCAGGGTAATGGCGGACACGATCCCCATGTAATCCCGGCCATCGTTAAACAGGTTCATCAATTTCAGCTTACGTGGCAGTGCCATAAGTCAGTTTTCCTTAGCTGTTGACGGCAGCGGCAAAGTTCACCAAATATTTATCGGTGATACGCTGGCGCAGGGTTAAATCTTCCAGTGGTGGCACTGGGGTGTAGTCGTAATCGATAAACAGCTTGCCCGCTTTCAGAGTGTCTTTATCGTTGGCGCTGTCGTCATACCAGCAAGCGCCGTCAATAATCAGTCCGGCGGATTTCATTTCGCGGAATTTGGCGTTGATGCTGCCAATCATGTCTTTGACCAGCGTCGGGTGCATCGGGCGGTCTATCGCCCACAACTGCGCCTCGGCCATGGTGTCGGCCAGAATCTGCGCGGTGCGGGTATAGTTCTCAAAGGCAAACAGTGGGTCGTCAGAACAGGTACGCGAACCCCAAAACTTGAAGCCGTCTTTACGGATTAGCGTTGTCACGCAGGCTTTGTTCAGTAAGTCAGCGTCAGTGCCAACAGTCTGTAAATCCCAGTAGACGCTGGCAGAGATACCGGTCACGCCATTTACGCCGACGTTAGACAGGGTTTTATGCCAGCCGGTATCGGTATCAATCTTGGCGCGCAGACCGAGGGCGCGGGCGGTGGCATAAGCAATATCTGTGCTGTTGGCAGTGGTGTTCCAGCTCAGGAAGTCCGGCCAAATCAACATCAACTCGCGTTGGCTGAAATTGTCACGGTACAAGATAGCTTCGGAAAGGGTTTTGCAGCCATAAGCGCTGATATAACCAAAGGCGCGCAACTGCTGGCAGATACTCGCCAGTGCGGTAGACACCTCCTGATTATCCAGCCCCGGCACACTAAGAATGCGCGGGCGCACACCGGTGACTGATTGCGCATCTAACAGCGCTTTCATGCCAGTGTAGCGGCCGTTCTCGTCTGCGCCGCCGATGATATTAGACGTGGTTTCAGCTTCATCTTTGCCGGTAGCCACTCGCACCACAATCGTAACTGGGCGCGACTGTTCAGCAATCGCCAGCAAAGATGCGGCCAGTGTGCCTTTTTTGCCCGCTTTACCGGCAGCGGCCAGCACATCAGTAATCAGTACCGGGGTGTTGAGAGGGAATGCGGTTGCGTCAGCATCGTCGCTGGTGCAGACCATGCCGACAATGGCGGTGGAAATAGTGGAAATGACACGCGTCCCCTCGTTAATTTCGAGAACGCGGACGCCGTGATGGTAATCACCCATGGGGTAACTCTCCGTTGGTTAAGGGTGAGAGTATGGTGACGGCTTACTGCGCGGGGGGCGATTGATAGGGGATGTGTGGGGAATGGCACAACGAAAAAGCCCCACAATCGGGGCTAAATAATACGTTAGAAGTTAAAACGATAATTTACCAAGCTGGTTTGTGAATATTAAAATTTCACCTTGCGAGATTTTAGTCTTAGTGGATTCTCAAGATATTTATATACTAAGGTACTAATGAAAAGCACACTCGTAATGATGATTAAATATGCCACCCCAGCTTCAGCGATAGTTAATTGTGGTGCACTCAAGCCATTGGAAACCACTTCAGGACGTTTCAAGCCAAATCTTACCAACTGGCTCACAACCCATATGATCGCGAAATGACTCATATACATGCTGTATGATATTGTGCCAAGCCAGACAAGTATTTTTGATTTTAAAAATTCATTTATAATATTCGATTTAGATGAAACTAATGTAAATATGAGTGCGGAGGCTAAAAGATAGAAGAACGGGTCAAGTTCGACTTCCGTTTTATATGTTAAGAACAGAAAAACAGCTAAGCTCGATAACGCCAAATACACGGGGGATATCATTCGGTTAAACTTGCTTTTTAAGTAAGCAGTTAAGCAACCTGTAAAGAATCCAGTGAAGCAGCCAATTAGGTTATAAAAACCAAATGTAGAGTCTGCCACAATCAGAACAAGTGATAACATAACTAACGAGAGGAATATTATATTTTTAAATCGACCAGCAAACAAAACTATCAATCCGAATACTAAGTATGTATAAAATTCAACACTTATTGACCATGACGGCCCGTTAAAGCTTACTGCATTTCCTGTTGGCCCGATCGCCTGAATTAAAAATATATTTTGTATCAGTGCTGTTATACTATTTTCTCTAAAAGGCTGTGAATTGGGGCTTGATATTCCCAACTTGTGTTGTGCATAGTACTTAGCTAGTTCGATAAAAACAAATGCAGTTAAAAATAATAGGTGTACAGGGTATAACCTTGCAAATCTTAAAAATTGGAAACGTAATAGTTGCTTAGGGCTATTTAATCTATCTGAGTATGCACTATATATAACGTATCCGGACAAGACGAAAAACAACTCAACCATTAAATAACCATTCTTCATAAAATTATAATCATGGAAGAACGGGTTCCATGAGGGAATATGGTAGATAACAATGAAAAGTGACGCTATTCCTCTGAGGCTTTCTAACTCATAAATTTTGCTGATTTGTCCGCTACTGGTGTCAGTCATAAATCTCTCTAGGCTTTAATCGGAAGCCGTAAGGTTTATCTGGTTAGGGCTTCCATTAAGGGATAGAGATGAGTATATCATTATCCCTAATGGAGTTAACAAACTGTTTAATATTGATTTAGTTAAGGCCAAGCGGGGACGCGATAGCCTTGATTGACCGCTTCCACTAACAACCATTGTGGTACTTCCGGCAACTCAATCAACGGCCAGTCTTCCAGTGTCGGCCACGCACGATAGCGGGCGCGGGTTGCGGTAAGTTCTGTGCGTTGCCCCTCTGTCAGAGGGATATCATCAATACAATAATCACTCACCATCAAGGGGTCGGTTGCCACGATAAAGTCATCACGATATTGGCGCGCTGCTGCTGCCAGTTCATCAGCCGTCAGAGGCGGTGGAGAAGGAATATCTAACCACGTGGGTCGATTATTCAACACGCCTAGCATTTTCCCCGCAGGGGGGGCTTGCCGCCAATACGTTGTCAATTCTTTATCAGTGGCAACCATGAGACTGTCTGTGATTTCAGCACTGTAGCTACCATCTTTCACCATATTTTCAGGAATAAACGCTATTAACGCTGGGCTAAATAGTGCCTTCATATCAATACCCCACAGCAATATAATAAATCCCCACACCTTGGTCGGCGCGAAGATTTTGAACATAACCAGTTAAGTTCGTGATTGGCCCCACGACTGCTGGATTAAAATTTAAGTTTGCAAAAGATGAGTTTGGTACGGAAGCTCCTGTTGTTGTCAATCCCGCATTAAATATGCGGGTTGGGAAAGGTATCGGGAGACTCCATGAAAATGCCTGTGTACCTACTAAGTTCGCAAGTAAGCTTGGGATTACCCCCCATTGAATAATTAGTCCGCCCGGTACGTCTGGAATTCGAATATAGTCATTTGTGGTAAACGTTCGTTTACCGAAAATACTCATTAACCCAACCAGTGAAACTAGCTTATCCGCTGTTCCCACCTGCATTTCCGCATTTGATGCAATCCCCTTTTTCGCTGCATCCCCTAAATCAAGGTTTGCGAGAGTCTCAGCCTGTGCGGCTGGCCCCAGTGCTTTAATCTCAGATAACAGATTAGCAATCTGAAAATACTGGTCGTGCGGATTAGCGTCTTTGCCGTGGTCGCCCAATGCTTTCGCTGCTGCTTCGGCGACTGTTTTGACCGCTTTTGGTGTGGCGGCTAACACTTCGCTATCGCTGGTTGTGGCACTGCTTAATTTAACAAAGCCCTTTTCGGTCTTACTGGCATCCGGGTGATTGCGTGACTTTTCGTGTTCAGACAGCAGGTTGTCGGCGTACTGTTTAACCTCAATCGCCTTATCATCCACTTTTTTATCAACGTATTGGCGCGTTGCCAGCACCACCGACGGGTCGATTTTTAACGTGACCGCTGCCGTACTGCTAACAATCAAAATCACCCGAATGGTTTGGGTGCGCCCGCTGCCCTCTTGCAATTGTGGCTTATAAGTTTCGGCACAGTTGGCAATGGCAATCAAGTCACCGTCTTTATCCAGCAAGCCAATCTCCCGGATCCACCACCCGCCCTCAGTCTCAGGGATAACCTGCTCAGCAATAATCTGACTGGTGTTAATCGGGTCAATGGTCAGCATGTTAAGGGCGGCGCGGCGCTGCTCATTCACCAGTTTGGTTTGTGCCGGGTTAGGGGTTGGCAGGGTTCCGCCGCCATCCCCGACCGCCATTTGGGTAATCTCTAAGCGGGTGCCGAGCGCGGTGGCGTTCGCCAGCTTGGCCGCACCAATATTGGTCAGTAAAGCAAAGAATCTCGCTGTCATGGGTTCACTCTCAGGTCATCGATAATGTGGATTGCGGCACTGGCGTAACCCTCGCCGGTCACGGTTATAGTTTCAGGTAAATACGGATATACGGTCAGCTCATCACCGCTGTAACTACCTGCGGCGACATACAGCGGGCCGCTACTGTCGAGATTGATAGACAGGCCGACTAAGTGGCGGCTGCATGGCTTGGCGTCGTCTATCAGCCGCTCAAGCTCTTGATACATCTCTTCGGTAATGCCGGTTTCCAATACACCTACATCGAGGCGAAAGGTGCCGGGTGTCTCGTTGGTCTTCCACCACTCAATCACCTTGATGAGATAGCCCAGCGGTTCAACCACCCGTCGGATTGCGCCAATGGTGCCTTTGTGTTTGTGGACGTACTGCGAGGACTTCACCACCGCGCGTTTAGTGGCCTCCGGCCATTTCTCATCCCAACGGTCAACCGACCATGCCCACGCCAGATAAGGCAACAGCGGCAGCGGGCAAGTGTCGGCGTTCCAGAGCTGGCGAATCGGAACCGGGGTATTCTCCAGTTCGGCGCAGGCGCGCGCGGCGGTCACTTCCAGCACAGAAGAACCAACAGGCAATAAACGGTCAGTCATCCGTCCCCCCGACAGTGATGCTGCTGCCGGTGCACCAAGCCGCTTGGGTTTTATCCAGCACCACGTCAGCCAAGGGGGCATTAATCACCGCCCGCTGGACGCCCTCAACATGCAGTGCGGCATAGAGTGCCGACAGACGAATGTCGCGACCAAGGCGGCGCTGTGCGGTGACAAAGGCGGTCAGTTTCTTCTCAGCCGCAAGGCGTACCGGCTCCGCTTCCGGCCCCGGATGCAGATAGAGCACCGCGTCAATCTCATAATCTTCAATGTGGGCGGATTGCACTGTCACCCGGTCAGCCACTGGCCGCGTATTCTCATCATTCAGCGCGGCCTCAACCACGGCCAGTAACTCGTTTGAGGCTTCGCCGTTGCCCTCACGCGATAACACCGTGACCGTGACACAGGCGGGTGTCGGACTGATTGCCGAGGCATCGGCCACGCGGCCGTCAGCGCTTTTGGCGTGATATTCATACGCGCCCGTTGGCCCGGCGACGCTCAAGCCCTCAAAGGCTTGCGGGATACGCACCCGGAAATCACTGTCAGATTCCATTACCGCCTCAATCGGTGGAATGGCGGCGGGGTCTGCCGGGGTAATCACCAGCCGCTCAACGTTGTTATTTGCGCCGAGCTGGTCTAAATCACTGCCGACGGCATAGGCCACCATCACCGCGCGGGCCGCATCATTGACGCGCTGGCGTAATATCACTTCGCGGTAGGCGTTTTCTTGCAACAGCTTGACCAGCGGCTCAGATTCCAGCGACAACGTGCGGGCCACGGCGGCACGCTGTTCTTCTGGGTAAAGAGATATCAGCGTGGCTTTACGCTCGGCCAGCAGGGTTTCATAGTCCAATTCTTCCACCACAAACGGCGGCGGTAACAGGCTCAGGTCAATGGTTGCCATAGGGTTAGCTCACAGGGATGGTTAAAGAGAGGGGGGCCGCGCTATCGGTGCGAGTGCCGGTGATATCAACCACCATTTTCCCGTCAAAAGTGGTTTCAAAGGTGATGCCAGTCAGTTTGACCCTCGGCTCCCAGCGCAAAATGGCACTGTAACTGGCGGCCATAATTTGCAGGCGCAGGGCCGGATTTTGTGGCTGGTCAATCAGCTCCGATAGCAGCGAACCATAAGCACGGCGCATCACCCGCGAACCCACAGGGGTGATAAGAATGTCAGCGATAGACTGGCTGATGTGGTCAGCGTCGGTAATGGTTTGCCCTGCGTTGCGGCTCATGCCGAGATAGGTCGCAGTGGTCATTTAATCCCCTCCGTATAATCCCCGCCGCGCAAGACGCCGCCGTGGTCATGGTTATCAACTACCACGCCATTGGATGAGAACTTGCCGCCGGAATGGTCAATGTTGCCGCTCATCGTGCCGCCTTTCTTCACGTTCAACGTGCCGGTAGTCAGGTTGTTGGTGCATTCCACTTCGGGTGTATCCAGCAGGATTTTGACTAATGCGGCACAGGTGATAGTGGGGGCGGTGGCATTTATCGATTCACTGGCATTGATAACCGCCGTTTTGATGCCATCAGCCCGCAACTCGCCGCTCTCAGGCTCGTAGTGCAACGTGGCACCGTCAGGAAAGGCGATATACAGGCCATCCGCCGAGGCCGACGGCGGCGGGAAGTCATCAGAAAAAATGCCCGGCAGCACAAAGGCGGTGTCCAGTTCGCCGCCGAGGGATAATATCAACACCTGCTCACCCTCAGACGGTGCCCACCATGATCGCGATTGACCGGCGCGCAGCGTCAGCCAGTTAAGCCAGCCGGTGGTATTGTCTCCCGTTGACACGCGGCACAGGGCATTGTCGAGATCGACCTCGGCCACCGTACCAATACGGATCAGGTTGCGCAGCAGGCGCAGAATTTCAGTAAGTTGGGTTTGAGTGTTCATGAGAACCATTGTGGCAGGATGATTTTATGGCTCAAATCAATGCGGGCGTGACATCAATGGCACAACAACGATATTATCGTAATAATTATAAATTCAGTTAATAAGGTTTATATGCTTATTAAAAAATCACTTCCTAAATGTTTAATTGGTTTCATTTTGTTTTTAATGATTGGCCTGCCATTAATAGTTCTTGTTTTTTATGGAGGGTATATAACAGGCGGTGAATTCTCAATTTCAAAAAAAACAGCTGACTGGGCAGATTTTGGAACGTTACTATCTGGCTTATTCACTTTAAGCGGAGCACTGGCAACCTTATCAACCTTGATATTTTTAATCACACAAAGTAGGCAAGATAATATAAATCGATGTAAACAAGTCATAAGAGAGAAAAATGTGGCGAACATTAATAAGGAAAAAATAAACTTTGAAAAATACAAATTACATAGTGAAATGTTTGATGATTTAATTAACAAGGTAGAGTCAAGATTTAATAATGAATTTTCCATTATCAATAGAACTGATCTCTATAGGAGGATATTCACTGAAAATACATTCAATCATTGCGTTACAAAAATTGATTTGAGTGGAGAAGAGAAGTCGGGTAATTTAATCGATATTACTAATTGGGCTAGAAGAATAAGTGATAATCTAAAAGGAGAGCATTACTTTTCTCACCCCATAGATTTTATAACTGACATGTTGTTAATACGCAAACACATAGGTCTGGTGTATAAAAGAGAAATAAAATTTGGCGATATTATCTATGATGGTAATATCTTGTTTAATACCTATGAGCTTGGGAGTAATATAAATAATATTTTTTACATTGTAAATGAGTTAATTTCATTCACTCAGAACCATGAGGCGTTTAAATTAATGTTAAGTGACGAATCCAGGTTAATAATATCAATTTATCACTATGGAACTCGTAACAACACCCTAAGGGCAAGAGATGAAACACATCCAGTACACTTAATTGAGATTAATAACGTCACTAAAATAATAATGCGCATTAACGAAATCGTAAACACCACTGATGAGATAAGGGCACATTTCACAAATACAATCAACTTCATCTGTAAGTTTTTTGAGGTTAAACAAAAAATAATTAAATTAGAAACTCAAATTACTTATAATGAATTCCTTAAGGACTACATATTTCATCTTAGTGAGGATTTGAAACACCTTAAAGACTTTTCAGATTCAGCAATGATTGTTAGTAAAATAAAAAATGAAATCACTGGGGCTGAAAAAGAGCTAATTTAAATCATAGATGAGATTATTATTTCTTCTATGATTGTAATATCTTGCTGACTAAACCCCAGCAACGGCCTTTCATCATACTGCACATCTTTGCTGTGCACGTTCGGACGGTCACGCAGGCCAAAATGGTGCACTGCCGCCATTCGTTCCACGCGCCCGGCGAACTCGACCACCGCCGCATCAGGGCTGCTGTTAGCTTTCATATAGCGCGCAGTGCGCAGCTTGGCGAACATTTCCCGCTTAATTCGGCCCTTGGGTTTACGCAGCGGTTGAGATTTACGGGCAGCATACGGGGTGCCGTCTGGCGCTTGCTGGCGTTTAATGCGTTGCTGTTGACTGGCACGCAGGCGTTTAGCAATGGTGGCCGCCAGCGCTTTGCGCGCCTTGGGGGTTAAGCTGGCAATCAACCCAGCCAGTGCATCATCAAAGGGTTTCAGCGCATTCATTTGACCGTTTCACCGTTAAAGTAGATGGCTGTTGGTCGTGTTGGCGTACCCGGCCAAGTCGGCTCCAGCGCATGGTCAACATGCAATGCGCCGTCTACCTCTTTCACAATCACCCGCTCAGTCAGTTGCAAGTCGATACGGATATCACTCAGCACATCGCTCATCACATCAACCTTATGAATAAAGCCGGTGCGGCGCTTTTCTTCTGTTGCCATGATGTCCGGTTGATGTTCCCGCAGCCATGCCAGTATCGGCACAAAGAGATAATCAACATCATCGGGGAAATCCTCAATAAACAGCGTCAGCGTATATTGATTTTCAAAAGACAGCGACGGGGCCAGTGTTGAGACAATGCGCCCGCCATCAACAAACATTTTCAGCCGCTCTGGGTTAGTCTGCAACAGTGGCAGACTGTCGGTTAAGGCTTGGCGCAGCAGTTTGGGTTTTAACATGGTGTTGTTCCTGACACTGTTTAACGGCTTCCACTTGCAGCCCGCAGGCTACCAGTGCGGTTTCTAACTGGCGGATGTCGGCACTTAAATCACCGTTAACCGTTGGGTGACTGGCGGGCAGTGGGCAACTGTTCACTGGCGGACAGCCAACGTAAATAATCGTTGGGGCTGGCGAATGCGGGGCGCTGGTGCAGTCGGATAACGTCAGCAGGCAAAGCAGTAGCGAACCAATCACGCAAGACTTTATTTTCATTGAGTAACCTTTGAATTCTCTGTTCACGAGATAATGACAAGGTGCTGGCGTGGCTCAGTGATTGCCGTAATGCCCGCTCATTGTCTGCCTGTTGTCGGGCCTCATCTTGCATTCGGGTGATCGCATTGTCCCGGCTCTCAATTCCGGCGGATAAAGTGCCAATCACCAGTTTGGCGCTGTCTAAATCTTTTTTAAGGTTATGGGCGTGCCACGCCAGCCCCCCCATCATCAAAACCCATAACAGAAGTAATGTGCGCATCTCAGACCCCGCTCAGGCAGTGTGTTTGTTCGGTGGTGCGGCGACGCTCCAGCCCTTGGTTTTTCACGCCGTTGACATACACCCAGCGCGGCAACTGATTACAGGCGCTTCGCCAGTCGCCCTTATTGACAAAAAAGGCCAGTGTCGAGCGACAGGCGGCCCCCGTACCGACGTTAAAGGCGAACGACACTACCGCGTCATATACCGGTTGCGGCATGGCAACCGGCATACACACCGCCATAGCCCGTTCGACCCGCTGCACGTCAGCGACCAGATTGACCGCCACCTGTCGCTCACTGATAACGCTGCCCGGCTTAACGCCTGCCGTGTGACCGATGCCATTTGTCCAGACGTTGGCGCTACACTGGTAGGCGTTGAGCTGGCAGCCCTCATAATCGGCAATCAGTTTTAGCCCGGCGGGCGAGGTGTTGAGCGTCTGGTAATTTGGCAAGGTGGCGGCCAGCGCCAGAATCGCCCCGATCAAACAGCGCTTAACGATTGAGTTCATCGAACACCTCCCGCCTGATAGCCAACTCTTTCAGCAAGAAATAGCTCTTGCGCCGGTAGTACCAGTTGATAAAACAGGTCGCCGCAGCGGCCACCGCCGCCACATAAAACGCGATATCTTGCGGACTCAGTGCGCCAATAAACGCCAGTACCAGCGCCAATACATAGGCTACCGCAGAGCTAAATTTCTCCATTTTCAATCCCATAATTGAACGGTTTCACGTTGGGCCGCCGGGGCCATGTCGGGCAACGCCACCGGATAACCATGCGGCAGAATGGCCCCCAGTTCCGACAGCCCCGGATTCGCGTCATAGACTTGCTCCAGCACATCTTGCGTGCGGCCGTAATAGCGCCAGCACAATGCGTCGAGCGTGTCGCCTTGCAACGCGTTGACCTGCATCAGATAAGGCCAATAATGTTGTGAGGCTTACCGGCAATGTTGCGAATGCTAATCCGCGCATCACGCCACAACTCATCAACCGTACTTTCAATGGCATCAGCGCGTTTATCACCGCGCGCGCTGGCGTCATAGCCGCGATAACGCTCGGCCAACAGTGCGGCCGTAATGGCACAGACCGCCCGCTGGTACTCGGCCAACTGGATGCTCTCGCCGTCCAGTTGTTCTGCCTGTACCTCGGCCAGTGTTTTAAAGCCTGCCGCCATCTGGTCACGGCGGTACTCGTACAGTTCGGCGTTAACCTCGGCAATAGCGCCTTTGATGGTAAAGCGCAGGCGCTCGGCGGTGACGGTTCCCTCAAGGCGCAACAGCTCGCGCAGTTTTATCGGGTCAACCGCAGGCCAGAAAAAGGTATTTTCAATCACCGGTTCGGCCGTTTTGTCTGGCCGTGGCGCGGAGATAACAACAGTGGTCATGGCAACCTCAATATCAGAATGGGTGGGCGGTGGACGACGGCGTTAACAAGGTAAACCCTGTTGCGGCCATCGTGCCGCCCGGCTCGGGGAGCGTTCGGTTTAGCGGCTGGCGGCGTTCTTTAACTTCACGGCCAGTCGCTCAATGTCTTTTTTGACGCCACAACCGGTATGCAGTTGGAGTGCGCGGTGAAGGTGGCTCAGGGCCAGTTCGCCCCGGTCACTGTCACGCAGCACATAACCGGTCATTTTGTGCAGTTTGGCCCGCACCTGGTCGGGCATGTCTTCGTCTTCCATCAGCTCAATGGTTTGCAGCAGGTGGTCAACGTCAACCGGCTTACCGGTGGCATAGGCGCGCCCGGCAGACTCGGCCACTTCCTCGGCAATCAGGTACGCGGTAGAACGGGTAAAGCGGTCTGTTGGCACTAACTGATAACGCAGGGCATAACGGGCGATATCCAGTGCACCGGGGATATCCCCGGCATCCAGACGCCAAATCATGATTGTCATTACAATGGCGTCCTGCGCGCCTTTTCCCTCACTTAACACACCCGACACCCACGGCATGTACTCCGGCAATAACTGCCGCTTCAGCTCGGCTTTACGTTCATTTGAACGCACCTGTTTCAGCTTGCGTTTATCTTCATTGAGCTTGAGCAACATCAGCTCGTAGCCGGTGGCATGGCGTAACGGGTTATCCCGTAGCTGTGAGGCGGCAATAGCCGACTGTTGGATAAAATGGCGGCGCGCAGGACTGGTCATCGCTTATTTGCTCCCTTTGGTTGCCGGTGTTTCGGGAGTGCTTTCCGTCGCGGCCTGCGTGTCGGTGGTGGCTTCCGGTTGGGTTTCATTCGGGTTGGCCGCAACGTTCACCGCAGCCATAATCGCGGCGGCAAGGCCGTCATAGTTCGGGGCATCAGATACCATCAGCGCGCTTGCACCCCTTACGGTTTCACCGCCACTTTTTGCCGGTAAAATCTCGATGTTTTCCACCAGACAGCCGCAGGCGTAATCTTCCACTACATAATCCTGTTTAATCGATTCGTAGTTTTCGATGCGGTCACGCTTGGCGTTCTCATCGATATGGCGGCGGTGCGAGTCTTCCAGCCAGTAAATAGACAGGTTATCGAGGCGGGTGATCATGAATGCGTTAGCCGGGAAGAACGGCACACGGATAGCCGGTAAATTGCCGATACGCTTCTGGCTGATAATCAGGTCAGCGGCGAGGGTTTCGCTGTTTTCCTGCTCTTTATTGACGATGGGGAAATACTTATCCTGCATCAACTGACGGCCAGTGATAACCACCAGTTCAGGGTCTTCCTGATGCCATTCCGCAATCATGTTATTCGTGGCATCCATCACCAGCGCGTCCAGATTGACGTAATCACCGCCATGGCCGACACGAATTTTTTCCGACACTACCGCGCCATCTTCGCCGATGATGTTACTCATCACGCGGGTTGGCGCATTGGTGCGGTATTTTTGCAACCAGCCCGGCGCGATATCCTGCAACATCGGGTTGAGTGCACGGTTAGAGGTCTTGGCACGGTGGGTGCCATTGAAGCCCGCCATAATGCGGTCAAGTGCCTGCCGCTTGATAATCGCGTCGCGCAAGCGAGTCTGGAAGTCCTGATAACGCGCCCACAGGTCGAGGGTGTTATAGCGAATGTGGAAATCGTAGTTCACCTGCTCACAGAAATACTTCTCACTGTCCAGCCCCGCAAACTCGGCGGTTTCGCGCTCGTCGCCGCCGTCAGTATCAGTATTGCTGGCAATTGACCCGGTAACACTCAGGCCCACTTTTTCAGCGGTCAGCTCGGCGACGGGCACAATATTGATGCGGCTCAGAAACTCTGAGGACTCTTGAACGCGGGTCATGATGGTTTGCGTGACAGAGGGTTCAACGCTGAATTTTTTATTCAGGTCGCCGGTTTCTACCCCGTTCAGCTCGGCTTGACGGTTCAGATAGGCATTAAATTTAAAACGGGTTGCTGGGCGCATAATAATCCTGATTCAGTTAAATAACGTGTTAATGAAATAACCAGTGGGCCGCACAACGGGCGGCCAGTGACCCCGATTAGCAGTCGGTCAATACATCGTTTTGATTGTTGCCGCCGGTGGATTCCGGGCGCTTGGCTTGGCTAAAGTTTTCAGTGATAGACAGTTTGCTTTCGAGGGACGTAACCCCTTGTTTTCCCTTTTCGATACTCTGTTTCAGCTCCACCACATGGTCAGTGAGTTTTTTCTCAATGGCGGTAAAGCGGGCTTCAATGGTTTCGCTATGCCCCTGCACATGCTCCGCCACCGCGTTTACGGCCTCATGCACATCATTAAAACGCGCATCGTCAGTCGCCTGCTTGCGACTGAATATTGACTTCACCACGTTAAACAACGTGATACCCGGCTCGGCTACGTCTTCAAACTCCAGTTGCACTTCAACCGCTGCTGAGAACAAGTTTTCCGGGTTAGATTTACGGGCGGCTAATGGGTTGTGTTTGGCTTTGGCGCTGAATTCCAGCATTTCAGTGCCGAGGCTGGCGGGGTCATCGGTCACGGCCAGCCCGACCAGATAGGCTTTACCGGTATTGGCAAAGTTCGGGCTAATTTCCATGGAGGTATAAATTTTCTGTAAGGCTTTGTTCATCTGCACCAAATCATCGGTTGGGCTGATTTGGGCGAACAACGCACGCTTACCGTTCAGGATGGAATCGTCTTCAATGGTTTCCGCTTTGAGTGCTGAGACATCGCCATAACGGCGGAAAGTGCTGTCCGGGGAGTAACTTTTCAAATGTTCCAGATTGATGCGGCAACCGTAGACACGCGGGTCAAATGACTCGGCCATCTGGTTGATATCGTCTGCGGAAATGATTCGCCCGTCGCAGGTATCCCCCTCAACGCCGATACGAAAATACTTAGAAACTTTCTTAGCCATGAGCGGCTCCATTCAGTGTGATTATGGTTGTTCGGTTCGGGGCTTAGTTTCCTGATGTATGGCGGCAGCAACAACGAAAGCCAGTTGTGACGGGGCTGGCACAACAGCGAGGACGCGCAGAGGGTCGGGCTGGTCGCGTAGCCTAATGGCATGAATACGACACCGAGCACCATCATCAGCGACCCACGGCGACAGGCGGCCTTGCTTTACTGGCAGGGCTTTTCTGTGCGTCAGATTGCGGACACGCTGGCCCTGAAATCGCCTACTGTGCAGAGCTGGAAGAAGCGCGACGGGTGGGACGCCATTGCGCCCATTTCCCGCGTGGAAACCAGCATGGAAGCGCGGTTGATTCAGCTCATCATGAAAGACGCAAAAGAGGGGCGGGACTTTAAAGAGATTGACCTGTTAGGCCGCCAGATTGAACGGCTAGCACGGGTTAACCGCTACAGCCAGACCGGCAGCGAAGCTGATTTAAATCCGAACGTAGCGAACCGCAACAAAGGGGAGCGCAAGACCCCGGATAAAAACCTGTTCGGTGAATCTGCTATTGAAAAGCTGGAGTCTATTTTTCACGAAAATATCTTTGATTATCAGCGCAACTGGTTTGAGGCCGGACTCACTCACCGCATCCGCAATATTCTGAAATCGCGCCAGATTGGGGCAACCTTCTTCTTTGCCCGCGAAGCGCTGCTGGATGCCATCACGACAGGACGTAACCAGATATTCCTGTCCGCCAGTAAGGCACAGGCGCACGTGTTCAAAAGCTACATTATCGACTTTGCCCACATGGTTGACGTTGACCTGAAAGGCGACCCGATGGTGTTACCGAACGGGGCGCGCTTGTTCTTCCTCGGCACTAACGTGCGCACCGCGCAGAGCTACACCGGCAATCTCTATCTTGATGAGTATTTTTGGATCCCCAAGTTTCAGGAGTTGCGTAAAGTCGCCAGCGGCATGTCATTACACAAAAAATGGCGTACCACCTATTTCTCCACGCCGTCGAGTCTGGCCCACAGTGCCTATCCGTTCTGGTCTGGTGAGCTGTTCAATAAAGGCCGCCGCAATAAATCCGACCATATTCAACTGGATTTAAGCCACAGCCATTTAGCCCGCGGTTCGTTGTGTGCTGATGGTCAGTGGCGGCAGATTGTGACGGTTGAAGATGCACTGGCGGGCGGCTGTAACCTGTTTGACCTTAACCAGCTCTCACTGGAATACGGCCCGTCAGAATATCAAAACCTGTTGATGTGCGAGTTTGTGGACGATCAAGCGTCGGTGTTCCCGTTCGCCGAGTTGCAGGCTTGCATGGTGGACAGTCTGGAAGAGTGGGAAGACTACAACCCGTATTCATTGCGGCCGTTTGGGCATCGCCCGGTGTGGATTGGTTACGACCCGTCAGAGGCCAACGGCGGTGACAGTGCCGGGTGCGCGGTGATTGCGCCGCCAATGGTGCAGGGCGGCAAGTTCCGCGTGTTGGAGCGCCACCAGTGGAAAGGGATGGATTTTGAGGCGCAGGCCAAACATATCGAAGAGTTAACGCATAAGTATTGCGTGGAATACATCGGTATCGATGCGACTACCGTCGGTCAAGGCGTTTTCCAGTTGGTGCGCCAGTTCTTCCCGGCCGCAAGGGAAATCAAATATACCCCTGAAATCAAAACCGCCATGGTGCTGAAAGCCAAGCACACCATTAATAACGGCCGTCTGGAATATGACACCGGCCACACCGACATCACCCAGTCATTTATGGCCATTCGCAAAACCATGACCGCCAGCGGCAAGAGTTCGACTTATGTTGCCAGCCGCAGCGAAGAAGCCAGCCACGCCGATGTAGCGTGGGCGATTATGCACGCCCTGTTAAATGAACCCCTTACCGCGACATATGGCGGTCACAGCCCTAACTTCTTGGAGTTTTACGGATGAAATCAATGACTTTTACTGCTGGTCAAGTTGACGGCCTGCGCGAACATTTCGAAAACTCGGCCTTTGACTATCAAAAGGCGTGGTATCGGGTGGGGCAGACCAGCGTAGCCCGCAATATCACCAAATCGCGCCAGATTGGGGCCGACTGGCTTTTTGCTTTTGAAGCGTTACTGGATGCCCTCTCCACAGGCCGCAACCAGCATTTTTTAACCGTCTCAAGATATAGCGCTCTAACGACCCGCGCCACGATTGCCGAGTTTTGCCGGGTAGTTAGGGTAAACGTGAACCCCTTCTCGCTGAATAATATTCTGTTAGGTAATGGCGCACTTATCGCCTTTCACGGTGAGAACAGTCACGCAGCCGCTCATGCCGGGAATGTGTACCTGGGTGAATATGCATGGGCTAAAAACCCGCGTTCAATACTGCAAATGGCTAAGGGGATGGCAATGCACAAAAATCATCGTTTAACGCTCTATACCACACCCTCCCGCTCACATACCGCGTTCAAGATTTGGAATGGCTCACTGCGCCGCCCACGAAAAGCCGCACCGGTGATACACACGGATAACGGCGTTTTTTGTGCTGATGGCGTATTCCGTCAATCGGTGACGGCTGATGATGCCATTCAGCAAGGTTGCACGTTATTGGAAAGACATTTGGGTAAAGATTGGCTTGAAAAGTATGCGTCACCGGATGATTTCAAGCTCTTATATTTGTGCGACTGGTCACAAGTGGCAAACAATGTAGGGGAAGTAAAATGAGTAAGCGCAAGGGCCGCAAGGCATTAAGCCAACCTGTCACCAATCACACCGCCAGCCAACAGCAGCCGGTGGAGGCGTTCACCTTTGGCGAACCCTCAGCCGTTCTCGACAAGCGGGAAATTCTGGATTACATCGAATGCACCAGTAACGGTAAATGGTATGACCCGCCTATCAGCTTTGACGGGCTGGCGCGCAGCTTCCGGGCGGCGGTGCATCACAGTTCACCGCTGTATGTGAAACGCAACATACTGGCAAGCACATTTACCCCCCATGCAATGCTCAGTCAGCAGGCATTTAGCCGCTATGCGCTGGATTATCTGGTGTTCGGCAATGCGTTTTTAGAGGTGCGCCGTAACCAACTGGGCGCACCACTGCGCCTCGACCCCAGTCCGGCCAAGTACACCCGCCGTGGATTAGAAAAAGATTGCTATTGGTTTGTCCAGAACTGGAAAGATGAACACCTGTTCGAAGCCGGGAGCGTTTTCCACCTGATAGAACCGGATATCAATCAGGAGCTTTACGGTTTGCCGGAATACCTCAGCGGTTTAAATTCGGCATGGCTCAATGAAGCAGCCACGCTATTCCGCCGTAAGTATTACCAGAATGGCGCTCACGCGGGGTACATCCTGTATATGACTGACGCCGCGCAAAGTAGCAGCGATATTGAGGCAATGCGTAAAGCGATGCGCGACACCAAAGGGTTAGGCAACTTCCGCAACCTGTTTATGTACGCACCCAACGGCAAAAAAGACGGTATCCAGATTTTACCGTTGAGCGAAGTCGCCACCAAAGATGACTTTTTTAATATCAAGAATGCCACCCGCGACGACCTGCTCAGTGTGCACCGGGTGCCACCGCAGATGATGGGGATTATTCCCAACAATACCGGCGGTTTCGGTGACGTGGCGAAAGCCTCACAAGTCTTTGTCCGCAATGAGTTAACGCCGCTGCAAGAACGATTGAAAGAGGTGAATGACTGGATAGGGCTAGAGGTGATCCGGTTCAAGCCTTATGAACTGATAAGCGAGGATTGATATGGGATGTAAAGCGCCAACACCACCGCCATATAACCCCGGTGACACAGTGAAGAGACCCGCGCCACCGCCGCAGCCACCGCAAAAATACAAAACGAAAAAAGGAATAATGATGGAAACGCAAACTAACCCAAAAATCACAGCACAACTGGCGGCTGATATTCTTAACCAAGCGCTGTCGCTTGACCCGGATTGTATTACTGCACTGGTATCGCAACGGGTAGAGTGTAACGCGGCATTAGCCCATGACTCTGAGGTAGCGTGTGGTATGTCTAAAGGCAAATACATGACTGGCGCGCTTGGTATTATCAACTCACTGGTCAAAGACGGCGTCGTTGCCGCACAGTTTACTGATGACAATAAGCTGGCCGCGTTTCAGGTCTGCAAATAGTTAATTGATATTTTTGAATATCATAGCCGCCGAACCGGGCGGCTTTTTCATGCCCGAAAAGTAGCAATTCCAACACCTCGCACCATACGCCACCAGACGCCCGCTACGCCCTCGCAACCCATGAACACGCATTGATTCCCAACCCAACCGAACGCAGCACCACGGCCCGCACAAGATCGATAAATAAGGGTATCAAAACCCTTTGCGCGCAATGCTATCCCCGCCACGCCTGCGCGCTTTGCAGGTCGCTTTTCATGCACTTGCATGAGGCATCGAGAACCGCGCTGGGACTGGTGCTAAGGGGGAGTTTCTGACTCAGGTTCATCATGCAAAATCATGCACCATATGCATGCAACACTAAAAGTCAGCGCAAAGGATGTAAACCTGACTCCCCTGCCCCGTCTAAATAGCTATTTTTAGCTTCCATGGCTAATTCAGCAATCCACGCCAACGCCACCTCACGATCTCGGTTTTTCATTTCATCGCTAGCTGACATTCTAGCGATGAGGTCTATCCGTTCGAGCAAAACTAGCCCATCTAAATCCATCACCTAATAACCTCCCAGCACTCACATGCACTGTGTTTATATACAGTATAGTATGCATTAAACATGAAAAGTTCTATATAAATCTATGGTTTTACTTAAGTAAAAAATCTTGGTTTAGAAATTGGCCTGTTAGACAACAAACCTTTAACCCACTAAATCAATGATGACAACGCGTCACACCGAATATTTAATTAATGGTGTGACGCGTCACAATGGTTTAATTGCGCTAATTAATAGGCTGTTAATGCCTTTGGTCTGCCAGCAAGCAGCTTCACCCCGCAAACAGCATCCATTCGGATCACCCGGCAAGGTATCGCCACATTTGCCGCAACGTTGTTTACCCAGCTCGGCCAGTTGCTCTTTTAGTCGCTGGTTATCTTGCCGAATAAGCAGCGCGATATATTCTGGTAAATCATAGGCTGGCCGGAACAGACGCCGGGCGGCCATGCCCTCGGTCAGCATGGCGAACTCTTCCGGCTCAAGTCGGGCGCGAACCTCATTGATACCGGCAGATTTATCACGCTGGCGCTGTGCCTGTTTACGGGCGGTTGCATCGGTTTTAGTCATGGTTTTCCTCTCAGGTAGATTAATCATCGAATTCCGGCCAGTCGGACAGGGCCGGATAATGGATAGCAGCATCACCAACAGACATTTTTGCCCCACGGGCTAACGATTCCAGTACCCAGCGTTGGGCGCTGATATCTTTTAACAGTAAATCGTTGCGGATTTGGGGGATGCGCTGGCGTTCTTCGCGGGTTAAACGGGCTGATGGCGCAATAAGGCGGCCTTTGGTTGGGTCATAACTGCGTTGCATCTTACTGATCGTTGGCTGTTTCTCTTTAACGCGGGCCACAATCGCCTTTACGGCGGCAGTGTCCGACCAGTCAATAACGGCATCCGGTGGGTATTCCATCGCCATCACAGGCGTTTTAGCCTGCCCGTTGGGGTCATTTGGCGCTTGGGTGTTTCCACCTAACCCACAGTTATTGACAGGACTCCGAGGCGCGCCAGAGGCGCTTTTCAACGTCAAAGGCTCAACGTCAACGGCACCCGAAACGATGCGCCATTGGGTTGTCCGGGTTTCATGAACATGGTCAGCGCCCAAATGCGGCGCATAGATACCCACGACTTTCTGCACTTCCTCATCGTAGGCGTTGAGTTCATCAGCGATACGCTTGGCTACACGGACAGTCTGATTACCGTTATTGGTGCCACCCTGTGCGGCGATGTAGGCCGCAAAATCACCCTCGTCAGCCGCATGGCGCACTGCTTCCACGGTTTCGTCGAACGACTCCGCCAGACTGATAAAACGAATGCGGCGACACTCGCGATAGGCTCCCATGGAGGGAATACCCATTGGGCGAAACTGAGGGATGCGCCACGTTGCCGCCCATGCTGTAACCGCCGCAGCGGAATCGGTTAGCAGCTCACCGGTTTCATGGTCGCGTTCACCCTCAAGCGCATAGCCGTCGATATTCTTGGCAATGTATTTAGCGATGTAACCAGCGGCCCCGCCTTTGTTCAGGTGCTTGCATTCAAAGCGGTATTTAGCGGCTCCTCGCTCGTCACTGTCTTCTTTCAACGCATAGCGGCGCATGATGTCGATAATCTGCTGGCGCTGCCTGCGCTCACAAAACAGCATCATGTGCCAGTGCGGGGTGCCGTCATGGTGCGGCTCAACCACCCGCATTCCGTAGACGCTTAATTTATTGTCTTTAAAGGCGGTGCGCATTTTGCTCCAAATGTTACAGAGATAGTGCTGACCGTCTTTAGGGGAATAGGCTTCATCGTCCCACTTATGATTAAGCTGGATTTTTGTGTTATCCCCTTTACCGATAAGGCGGGTCGGGTGATATTTTGACGGGGTGGTGATGGTCAGGAACATACCGACGTGCTTCTGTGAAGCTGCATATTTTTCGATACCGGCGATGGTGCTCATTAGCTCCATACGGCGAATTTCTGGATTGGAAATACTCGCCATCACCTTATCAATCAGGTCGATGCGCTCACCGGTTTCAATGTTTTCTAACTGGCAGCTTTTGAGGTATTCCAAATTAGACTGGCGACGCGCGAACACTTCACGGATGGCCTGCTTACTGGCATAAGAAGAGGCCGACATATCCCGGCTGACATTACCGACAGCAATCAATAACGCTTCCCGCCAGCGGGTACGCTGTGCTTTGAGTTTGCGCTCCCACCATTCAGGATCAACCAGCCGTGACAGGCTGGCGATAGCAGACGTGATATCTAACCGGTCTTTCAGGTATTTGCGCCAGTGCATCGGGGTGATATTAAAAGCGCGCGCCATTCTGGCAAGATCGCCATAAATACGAACCTGTGTATCGGTCTGCAATAAAACAGCTCTTTCGCCCTGATTAGCCTTAATGCATTCATCACAATGATGGTTGTACGCCACCATTAACTCATCACCGATTTTGCGGGCAAAGCGGCGCAGCTCTTTATCATGCATACCCGCTAGGCTGGCATAAGTTGGGGCATCAGTGGAAAAACTCATTGACGCACTGAGGCACATAACATTTTTGCTATTGACCACTTTAATACGCGGCCAGATACGCTGGTCAAAGACAAATACCAGCCATTTGTTAGCGTCGCTTAAACCTTTATTGGCTAACAGATATTCATAGCGAGAAACAAACTGGCTACGCAGGAAATGGGGGAGTGTGTCGATATGGTCTAAAACAGCTTGCCCCTGAATCAGTTGTTCACGGGTAAGCGGTCTTTGAATGCCGGGTAAAGTTTCGCGCGGTTTACTGCCGGGGTAAACATAGGCAGGAACAGCAGCGCCGCTGCCCGGATAAGGCAACGGCGGAGCTGGGGCAACACGACCACGAATAGAGGTGCTCACTCTTCACCAGCATCATATTCGAACCGATTAGCAACATCTTCCAGAGCAGTACGTCTAGCTTTAATCTCAGATTTCTTTTGCTCCCACTCATCCCAATCGATTCGACTGGATATTTTTTCCTCAACAAGTTGATTTAGATAGCGAGGCTGCAAAGCATCAAGTTCCCAACTTGAGCGGCCATATCTTTTGATATATTGAGCGAAACGAGAGTCCGTTGTTTTTGCCGGGTTTTCGGGCGGATTGATTTCTTCAACCTGTTCCATGTTTAGTGCGATTCGCTCAAGGGAAACAAGAGCGGATGTATAAGTAAACATATCCAATCGACCGGTTAAATCTCGCGTCATATCAATGCCACTTGGGTCATGGTCGCCAAGATGCAAAATATGGCAACGTTGCCGCATATTAGTTGCAGGGATTAAATGACTTTGGGCAAAATCATACAAAACAGAACCTGACGGATAACCACGCGCAGCAAGTAAAGGCACGTCATACCGATTGCAAAGCGACTCCAGAACGCCGACTAACGCCTCCTTTTCGATAATGACAAATAGCCGCTGGGATTGATTGCTCCATAAATCCTCATGGTACTGTTCAGCGCTGGCACGAATAATCTCGCTGGGATTATTCCAGTGGCTCCGGGTAATAAAATCTCGCGTCCTATCTTCAAGACCAGACCAATCAATCAAGCCCGCGAGCTTCGCGTCATTAATCAGAGAAGCAATGCGTTTATAGCTCTGTAGTGTGTTCTCAATCATTCCACGCGCCACAAGTTGGTAATAAACCTGACGAGTAGTTAATCGATACCCTTGCTCTTGATATTCCGTCACAATATCGTCAATGGTATTAATCATTAACGTTCGTTCATCATTAAAGTTTTTATATACAAAGCATTCAGTAGCCATAATTACAGCCCATTAACTTTTAAAGCGAGACACAAAAGCGCCAAGCATGCCGCACACATAGCTGGCACCAAGACATGAAAGAAAATCCAGATATTTAATTTCATTGCTTCACCTTGGTAATAAGTTAGGAGAGTGAAAGTCTTTAAATCCTTTCTCACATAATTCAGCAAGGCGCTTAGTTTCCTCAACCAATGCCGAAATAGAATTAACGCCAGAGCGATAAATACGATGATGGATTAAATCACTCACCAAACTAACTCTTGTCGGATAGTGAGCAATTACCGCCAATACCCTCTCATTTTCTTTGGTGAATTTAATCTCGTTAAGCACGAGGTTTGGAATGCGGCCTAGAGTTTTGGTTGGCTCGCACAAAGTAATTGCGTAACGAGCATCAATGATAATTTCGTCAGTCATCAGTGTTGCGCCTGTGCTTGGTTGAGGATCCCCTCGGCTATTTGATTAAGCAGTTCCGCCGCTTCTACACCACTCAATTCTCGGTTTAGAATTTGATTAGCAATCTCATCCAAACGAAATGAAACCAGCGCGGCCTGATTCTTTCTTTCATCCATGCGCGCTTCATTTAGCATTAGCTCCATTGATTCAACTGACATCATTGTGACTGAGCGCTCACTGCCCGGTTTGGCGGGGTCTACGCCCACCCATATATTTTGTGCTGTATTCTGCATAGATAATTCCTGTTTTTAGGCAATACGAAACCCGGCGAGTTAAACGCCATATATGCGACTTTGGTTAGTTAATAATATTCAGAGTGCAGTCATCATTACTGACAAACGACGGCAACGAACGAGTAAACTCAATTAAGTAATTCAACGTTTCAACAACAGATTCTCTTTCTGCTGGAGTTAATTCTGAAAACTGCATATTCACATGGCGACTTTTTAAGCCAGCATGAAAACAGATTGTTTTACGCAAATGTGCAGGCGATTTATCAAAGGCCTCTTGAGCAACATTCTTTCTGTTGCGTAAATACTTTTCTTTAAACTCAGTAATGTGGGCAATACCCGTCATTCTTAATTTTTCAGCTTCCGTTAATTGCAGCATATAACCCCCAATTAACGCCCGAACAGACGGCGTAATATTGGCGTCTTCTTTGCAGAGGACAATTCTTGTAAAAGCGCCTTTTGATTACTTCCCGGCTTCCAGCGCTGGCCGTTCTTCAACTCCAGCATACCGTGGCCGAAATGGCGCAGGTTTACCGGGCTTTGCTGTTTTAACAGTGGGGCAATAGAAATAATCATAAAGACACCTCAACTCAAACCGGCGACAGCACTCAAACCGCTAATAACATCAACGGTTGAAGCAAGCGCAGGGGTTGACTGAATGCGACATTGCACTGTCAGGCCAATCAATGACAGGTGGCGAATCGCAGTATTGACACTATCCAGCAGGGCTGATTTGCTGAATGCTGTTTTATGGTTGCCTTGTACCGCAGCGGCTGCAATAGAACCCACGGCGGCTGTAGCATGTAGCGCATAAGCTGGGATATTACCGGCACTGGCCTCATTTACTGGCACTGACGGCATACAGTTTATTTGGGCCAACATGGCATCAATAAGGCTGGCGTCTTCTGTTGCGTCGGTGATAGCAAGCAATTCAGTTATAGTAAGGTGGTGCGGTTGCTCTGGGTTGAGCTTGTTCCGCAAAGTTTGCGCATTCATATCCAACTGTTTCGCCAACTGCGTCAGATTGTGGCGCGTTGGAAACCGGCGACATGCATTGTCAAAGTGCGGATGTTTAGAAACAGAAAAATCAAACATGTTTTCCCCTCAAAATTCACTTAATGTGAATTACGCACCGATGACGATTTGAAAACGGGAATGACCAAGCGCTTTTCTTGCTTCCAGTTCTTTGTAACGAGCATAAAGAATCTTGATAGGGCCGCTAGCCCGCTTGTTTCCTTTCTTGATAGTGCGCGGCTCAATAGGAATACAGGCATCGTTACCAGTTGTACGGCGATAAACAGTGCGAACAGAAACCCCCTCAAGGGCTGCAAACTCTTCTGGAAAGACGGTTTCACGTGGGATCTTGATTGTAATGAGTGCTGTCATAATGCATTATTCCCGGTTAGAAAATATTTGCCATTGATTGCCACGGTTTGCCAACTTATGCCATCAATGACTTCGATTTTAGAAAATCTACAGCTCAAATTGGTTGTAGTCAACTGGATATTTCCAATATGAAGATTGATATTTCTGATATGAACAACTTGGAAGTGTTAGATAGGATATGTGAGATTTATGAATTTTCTCAGAAAATTCAATTAGCTAACCATTTTGATATTGCCGCTAGCTCTCTATCTAATCGTTACCGACGCGGGCCTATTTCATTTGATTTCGCTGCTTACTGTGCGCTTGAAACTGGCGCAAACATACGTTGGTTACTGACAGGCAAAGGCCCGAAGTTCCTGGGTGAGAAAGCCCCAAATGAGGTTGCAGAGATTCCAACCTTCACTTTAAGTGAAGGGAAGTTAGTAGAGGATAGCAATCTTAGTGTTAGCCATAATCTTTTTAGTAAACCGCTCAATGCCCCTCAATGCATAAAAGCTGACAATAAAACTCACTTTGTTGAACAAGGCGCATCACTCTCTGATGGTGTATGGCTAGTAGATATTGAGGGTTCAATAAGCATACGTGAAATAACAGTCCTTCCAGCCAAGAAACTCCACGTTGCTGGCGGTAAAGTACCTTTCGAATGTGGGGTTGATGAGATTAAGACGCTTGGCCGCGTTGTTGGGATTTACACAGAGGTTAACTGATGGCAATCAGAAAGCAGGCAGATGGGTGGTGGCTCTGTGAAATTTACCTTAATGGAGCCAAAGGTAAGCGCATTCGTAGAAAGTTCGCGACAAAAGGCGAAGCCATCTCCTTTGAGCAACACACCGTTCAGAAGCCTTGGCACGATGAAAAAGAAGATGATCGGACTCTAAAGACTTTGATTGATGCATGGTTTACAGCGCATGGAATAACACTAAAAGACGGGGAAAGACGGCAGCAAGCAATGCATCATGCTTACGAGTGCATGGGCCAACCGCTAGCAAAAGATTTTGATGCTCAGATGTTTTCACGGTACAGAGAGAAGCGCCTAAAAGGTGACTTTGCCCGTTCTAGCAGAGTAACTAAAGTTGCACCGCGCACTATAAATCTTGAATTAGCATATTTCCGAGCAGTTTTTAACGAGCTAAATCGTCTAGGTGAATGGGCTGGCGAAAATCCGCTTAAAAATATACGCCCTTTCCGTACTGAAGAAAGTGAGATGGCTTTCCTCACTAAAGAGCAGATAGCCCACTTGTTGCTTGAGTGTGGACGAGAGAACAACGCTGACTTGGTGAATATTGTAAAAATCTGTCTTTCTACTGGCGCTCGCTGGTCTGAGGCTGAAGAGCTAAGACGCAGCCAAGTTAATAAATATAAAATCACTTATACCAAGACCAAAGGCAAAAAGAATAGAACTATCCCCATTAGCCCGGAAATATATGATGCCTTACCTGACAAGAAAAAAGGGCGTCTTTTTACCTCATGCTATGGCGCATTTCGCTCAGCCCTAAATCGTACGGAAATAGAATTACCAGCGGGCCAATTGACCCACGTATTACGCCATACCTTTGCATCACATTTTATGATGAATGGCGGTAATATACTGGTATTACAACGTGTACTTGGACATACCGATATTAAAATGACTATGCGTTACGCGCACTTTTCACCAGACCATTTAGAAGAAGCACTGAAACTTAATCCGCTAGCAATGAGTGGCGATGAAGTGGCGGTAGAGATTGTATAATCTGGCATTTTTTGGCAATCATTGGCAATCTATGTCACTGACATATATCATAATTATATGATTTACATAGGTATAGTTAGATACTCATAATCGCTTGGTCACTGGTTCAAGTCCAGTAGGGGCCACCAAATAAAACAAGGAGTTAGATGAGAAATCGTCTGACTCCTTTTTATTTGGTTTAAATGCGTGATTATGCTACCCAAGACAGTAATCGCAAAAAAAGGGGGTAGTTCTCACCAACACCCCAAACGTCAAAGAAGAATAATAGGATTTAAGGATAGATTTTATATTTCTCGCGTAACTTCAAATAATTATCAACCCCGGGTTGCCAGTGCGATTCCAGATAATGAATGGTCTCATCGACAGTCAATTTCTTCTCGTTGGCTTCTTCCATTAATTTAACTAAATTACGGGTGCCCATTAATTTCGCTAACCAAAGAGGGCGTATTAAGAAATACTTTTCCTGATAATCCAGGTAATTTGCCTCACTTTGCGGTGGGACGACCATTGAATAACCGGCCTCTTTAAATTTGAACCACCATTCAACAAAATAACGTATTGTTGGCTTAAAGTCGGATATATTAATGGCAGCAAATTTTTCGCCACACACTTCTTTGCCCGCTTGCGGCCAACCAGTTTTCTGCTGGTTAATATCTACGTGATAGCAGGTGTTAATATAAAACTTCCTGGATGGGAAACCCAACTGCTCAAAGGGATAGTCTGAACCTCGACCCATATTAACACTGGTTGCTTCAAATAATCCCAAAGAAGGGTAAAGCTGAATAGCCAAATCACTGCGTAAATTTGGCGAAGGTCTTACTGGCAATGAATAAGGCAAATCATGTGTGTAATTCTCCATGGCGATGACAGTCAAATCCTCTGGTGGAAACTGATAAGCTTTGATGCCAAATGCCTGCCAATTAGAATCATCAAAATGCGTTAGCCAGCCCTCATTAACTATCATGCGGGCAAACTCCCCTGATGTCAGCCCATGCACCATCGGGATAGGATGCATACCAATACCAGAAATATTCTCTTCTTCGAGAATAGGCCCATAGACATAATTTCCGAGTGGGTTCGGCCGATCAAATACCATAAATTGTTTATGATACTTTTGCAGGCTTTCCAACATATGATGCATGGAAATAGTGTAGGTAAAATAACGAACACCAACATCCTGTAAATCATAAATAACGATATCAACATCAGATAACTGCGCTTCAGTGGGATGCGCCCTCATTCGCCCATCTTTATCTCTTCCATATAAAGAAATAATAGGAAGACCGCTCTGTTTATCGATGTGATTATCATCCCCTAATCCGGCATCTGCATTCCCACGGATACCGTGCTCAACAGAGAATAGTTTTGTCACTGTAAAATGGAATTTATTCTGCTCGGATAACAATTTGTCTATGGTATGACGTCCTTCCTTGTTAATCGAGCTTTGGTTGACCATTAAGCCAATACGTTTATTTTTAAGTAATGGCCCATAAACATTTTCCTGATCAACGCCTAAAATAATTTCTTGGGTAACGCTGGCATGGCCAGCAGTTATAATAAATAGCCCATACAGACATAATAATATTCGCAGGAAATACCCCAT